TTCATAGTCCAAAGAGGTTAAGCCATCTCCGTCTTTTCTAATAGAATCATTAATTTTTGCTTCAATAACAGAACCTACTTCTGTATCTGTATAATCTTTTATAGCAGTTTCAGGTTTATATAATACTCCAGGAAGTCTATCTATTTGTGATAAAGGAACTTCTATTTGTTCTTTTTTGCCTTCTTCATTATTATAAGTTCCCACAAGTTTTACTTGCCCGTTTTTCATATTTTGAAATTCTAAAGAAGCATTATTAGTAAGTATTTCTACAAGAGGTTGCATTTGTTCAGGAAGATTAGCATTAGATAAATTACCTGCTTCAACTCCAGCTAAATATTTTTCACCTAATTGTTCAAAAGCTTCTGCCGCTATTTTAAATTGTGGTATTTGTCCCTCTAACTCTGACATAATAGATTGATATGTAGAATTACTTATACCTCCTTCTGAAATAGGTTTATTTCGCATTACATCAGCTTGATTAGCTACTTCAATTAATTTTGCCGAAAAATTACCTTTAGCTAAATTTAAATTATCGTACTCAGTAGTATCTGTTATTCGCCAAGAATTTATTGTTGTACGATGATTATTAGCTCTTATTTCTGCCTCTTGTGCCGCTAATCTATCTTCTCTTTGCTGATTAATTTGATTTCTTCTTTGGTTTTGTAAAGATTGTGAAATACGAGCAGCATCTTGTGCTCCTGCTTTTACACCTTCATCTATAAAGTCTGCATCTGTATAAATAGGAAAAGGATTTTTAACTATAGGAATACTTCCAAAACCTTTACTAAAATATGTCGCCATGTTTATAATTTATTAAATTTAACATCAATTTTAGAGTAATCTACTCTATCATACCCATCAGAATGTTTAATTACAGCACTTTGAGGTACTTCATCAGACATAACACCTTGAAATAACCCTTTACCAAACTTAATATCCTTATATTTAAAACTATAAATATTAAGTCCTGAAGGAGATGCTCCAATTAATTTAATATCTTTTTTAAGCCTTCTATCAGAACCCTTAAGCATATGTAAATTGTCTGCAACAACATTACCTGCTCCAGTTGCAGCTTGAGATAACCCGCTTAAAAGCATTCCTCTTTGTTTTTCATCTGCAGCTTGAGCTCTATTCATAGCCTGTGTTTTCATACCATATATAGAAGCAAGTCTATTAAATTGAGCTTGCTGTACTGCCATATCGCCTCCAGCGGCCATTTGTCTTGCTTTAAAATCTGTATCGGCTGCAAACATAGCCGCTCTATTTTCAGCTTGTGCATTGGCTAAATTAAGTCTATTCATAGCTCCAAATTCATCTCTTGCAAATTGATTAGCTTGAGCAGCATTAAACTGATTCATTTGAGCTTCTGTACCAAAACTTTGTAATGCAAATTGATTAGCAGCTTGTGTATTGAAACGAGAAGCATTATTTAAAGCTGATGCTTTAAAAGCAGCTGCTTGATTAGCAGCATTAGCACTAAATTGAGCCGCAGTGTTTTTAGCAGCAACATTAAATTGTTGTTGGCCTAAATCAAACTGTGAAGCTAAATTTTGCTGAGCTAATTGTTCTCTTTGAAGTTGCATTTCACCTTGAGCTCTAAGCATTTCATTTTGTTTTACTTGCTTATCTATATCTGCTGAAATACCTGCTTTTGATTTAGCGGCAGCCAGTGCAAGTGCTGTAGCGCCACCAGCCCCTGTTCCTGCTTGTGCAGCAAGATCCTGTGATGCAGCTAATGATTGATCAGCTTCTTGAGCTGCCATTTCTGCAGCAGCTGTAGATACTTGTAAATTAGAAAATTCATTACTAAGCCCTGTATCTTCTCCCCTTAAAAGACCATCAACATTTGTTTGAGAAGCGGTATATCCTTGCGAATCATAACCGATAGCGTTCATAGATTTAGGAGTACCTAATTGAGGCAATCCTATTTGAGCAGCAGATGCCATATTAGCAGCATCTGCAGGAGTGGGTTTATAGGTTGAACCTTCCATGCCCTCATAGGCATTTTTAAACTTAAAGTTCATTACCTTGTTTTCCATCATTTTAGCTGCTTTTTCTGCTTTTCTTCTTTCTCTTCTTTTTCTTCTTCTTCCAAAAAGAGAGCCAATACCTTTTATAAGACCACCAGCTGCACCAGCAATAGCGCCAATAGCTAAAGGTGCTAAACCTAAAGTTAATCCTTCAGGAATATAAAATAAAAAATCTAATATGTCCATATTAATTACTTGAATTTACTGCTTCAGAGTTTATTGCAAATAATTCCGCTTTTGTTGAAGCATTAGAAGCGGGCAATTTAATTCTAACTTTCATAAAAATACCTTTTACACCAGATACAAGTTTGGTAGAATCAGCAACAACAGAACCACTTTGTAACTTATATGTTGTTTCTTGTGAAACTATTGGTGCAAAATACTTACCTTCTTTTTCTTTAAATGGAAATGTTATTATTGTGCTCATTATCCGTTTTGTGTTATATTTATTGTATGATTACTAACTCCTGTAACTCTTGTATTTAATTTTTGAATTACAACCGTGCCTGTTCTAGAGCTACCAGTTGTATTATCAGCAACATTAATTGTAAAAGGATAATTACCTCCATATATATTAATGTTATCTGGGTCAATAATAACTGCTTGAGATGCAGTTGGATTTACAGCTACACCTTGAGTTGTTGCTGCTGCTAAATATATCCAATCTTGATTAGGTGTTGCTTGTATAACTAGATTAGCTTTTTCAGAAGCTACATCACCTATAACTAAATTACTATTACCACTTGCGCTAAAAGTATGTGAGCTAGCTATACTACCCATAGCAGCAGTAACTTCACCGCTACCTGTTATAGTTGCAGTAGCTGTAGTATTTTCATATATTTTAGGAAGTACAATTTGTGCTTCATAATAATCTTGTGTATAACTAGTAGCAAATGTTATTGTTTCTGTTATAGCTGTATCTTCTACATTATATACAACAGCATAAGAGCTTGGCAGCATAACTTTTGTTGTACCTGTTACATTTATACGTAATGTTGCAGTTCTTTGACTACTGGCAACATAAGGGCTTATAGTATAAGCATTTCCAACTGAAGTTCCAGTAGGTGGTGTTAATGTACCTGACGAAGGGCTAGCCCATGTAAGTGTATATAATTGAGTAGCACTTCCTGAAAAAGTCATATTTTCATTAGTAGGATTGGCAGGCATTGTAACTGGAACATTATATGTTATTTGATTAGTTTGCCTTGTATATGCAAGAGGAGTAGTTATAATATTACCACCCATACCTGAATGATTTACACAATAATAATATAATGGACTAGGTGTAGATGAGCTTACAACTATTTGAGTATAAGAGCCAGCTTGTCCAGCTGTGCCTACAACTGTTACTCCATTAGTATATGCAACACCACCCCCGTGAGTACCATTAGGAGTAATACTAAATCTTAATCCATGACCACCACCTCCTGCATTAGAACTATCAGATTGATCAAACTTATATGTTTTTCCAATAGTAAGCGCAATACTGTCTTGTCTTATTCCATCTAATACATATTTATTAGCTCCTGAATAATTTACAACTTTTACAGGTATAGTTTCAGTACCTGATATAACCGATGTATTTAATGCTGGCAATCCTGCTATACCAACTGCAATATTATACGGATTTATAAAATGCGTACTTGTAGGAGCTACAATTATATCTTGTGATGTAGCACCTGTAGTTAATTCAACAAGTGTGGGGCTAACTGCTGCATCTGAAACAGAATCACCAATACTAATACTAAGAAGAGCAACGGTAAATGCAAGTGATGCACCTGTTCCACCAACGGCTAATTCTAAAGTTTGATTAGATGTACCAACAGTATAAGATATATTAAATACTAATTTCCCATCAACTATAGCAGTAGGATTGGTTATATTAACAGTTTGTGAACCAGAATATGTTAATGTAACATCATTTACAGAATTAAATTTAAAATCTGCATTTTTAGGTTCTACAAATATAGCCCAAGTAATAGTTTCTCCTTGTTTTGCTTTTGCTTTTCTTTCTCCTGTTATTAAAGTGTTTGCACCAACAGTTGAATTTGCTCTTGTTATTTGTAAAGATATATCAAATACATTTATAGGGGAAGGTACAATACCTATTTCAGAAAGATCTGTTTCAAGAAAATCTAATTCCCAACCAGATGTTCCTTCATAACTTATATTATTAAATGTTTTTATAAGAGAAGGGCTATCGTTTAATATAGGCTCAACATAAGAATCTGCTGTTACTCCGTAAAATGTGTTTCTATTTACGTCTTCTCTATTATGCTCAAATAATTTACCATTACTAAATGTATAATATAAATTATTTAAACTAATACCATTTTCTTGTTTAAAAGATTTAAAGCTACACCACCCTTTTGCATTTTCATCAAATGAAATTGTAAAGTAATTATCTGAAGCAGTAGCTAAATTTGTATCATCGTTACCCTGATAACCTTCACCAATTATAGTAATATTATATAACCCATGATACTCATCATAAGAGCCTATAACGTTTGTAGATGTTTTTAAAGCATCTCTAAAAAAGCCGCCCATACCTGAATTAGATATTTCAACAATACCATTCTGAGACAATCTTAACACAGCACCTCTGTTTTTATCTGTAAAATATCTAGCATACCCATATGTAGCAAAAGATTGAGGATCTTTTGATATACCAAAATCACCTGCAAAAGGAGCTATAGTTCCTAAAAATTGTGTATTACTTGTAACAGGTATTGCACCGCCTTCTGCAGAAAATATAAAATCTTTATCTATAGGTGATCTAGATATTTTATCTTCTTGAAAAATAACAACTTGTGTGTCGTCGGCATATAACTTTTGTACAGATCCATCTTGAGGATCTAATGATACTGTTAATCCACCTTCTGATTCATTAAACTGATTTATAAAATTAATATTAGTTCTTGAATTAAATAATCCGCTTGAATGTATAAGAGTATTAAATCTTCTTTCTTCTGCAAAATTTTCTTTTACAACATAAGCTCTAACACCAACATCAAATGCTTTTTCATTAAAACCAGCTCTTAATCTATTTACTTCTATATGCGTACCTGATGTAAAATTTAATAAATAACAATTAAAAAATCTAACATCAATAGTTGCACCTGTATTAGCTAAATCTTCTATTTCACCACCTGTAGATGTTTCAAAAAATATATCTAAATCTGATTCAACAGGTTCTGTTTCATATACAGAAACACCAGATGTTACTGAAGCACCCGCATCTGTTACAGTAGGTACATTAGCTGTACCTGCAGGATTATTAATTGATTGTACTTTTGTTAAACTAGATGTTGTTTGGTTGGCACCATTTAATACTTTAGGATATACAGAAACATCACAAGGTGATACTGTATTACTTGTACTTGGTGGTATTACAGCAGTTTGATCTCTTGGAATTTTATTTATGCTATCACCTAATCTAGCCACTACATTTGCAGAAGAAACAATTGAAATCCAATTATGATATTCTTGCTCTCTTTGCTTTACAACTATTCTATAAGAATAAGCCCATCCTAAATTTTTTAAAATAGTTACAGCAGCAGCAGAAAAAGAAACTCTTAAAGCATTAAAAACATTTGTACTATTTACATTTCCTGATGCAGCATCAATAAATACAGTATCATTACCCGTTGCGGATAATATTACAGGAGATTGTCTGCCAAATCTATCAGCTAATACAATACCAACTTGATAAGTTCTTCTGGACTTAACAGACATTGATGTATCTAATGTTGAATACCTGGCAGAAGTTTCGCCTGTTCTTACAACACTAAAAGATATATCTGGTATATCAAAATTTTGTAAAAAATTACCATATATAAGTCTACCGCCCGCTAGCTCTTGTGATTTAGCTTTTATAGGAACCGCATCATATATTCTTGTAAGTTGATCCGGAGGTAAAGTTTTAAAAGGATCTTGAGATTTATAAAAAAAGTTTACAGAAGATTCCGTTGTAACAGTTTTATCTTCTACAATATATAATGTAGATGAGCCTGTTTCTTTATATATAAGTTCTACACCTGTAATTCCATATCCTGTTGGTATAGGTACAGATAATTGTACAGATTTAACAGCGTTTATAAATGTTTCTATTTCACCAAAATCTGCAATAGTACTAGTACTTATAGCATCAGGATTACCTAATCTTGAAAAACATATAGGAGTAAAAGGAGCTAAAGTACTATATTCACCATCATCATATTGATAACGATATGAAAATCTTATAAGTTTGTTTTCTAAAAAGTTTGATGTGATTACAGCACCGGTTTCATCGGTATTTGATAATGCTAATATTTCTGCTGCAGTAAAAGGAGCATACTTAGCTACAGATATAAGATTATCTATATCTGATGCTAAATTATACTTACCAGGTTCATTTCTTGCAGTATCAACATTTATTTTTCTAGGAGGGTTTCTATCATCTGTAAAAAATAACAATGTATCTACAAGATTTATACCTGTTATAGGAAATTGCGTATGAAAGTTTAAAGCATTACTATTTACTAAAATAATAGATTTATCTGCTTTTTGATCATACTCTATTATTTGATGCTGCTTATTGCTACTGTTTGAATGGTCGAAGCTATTATTGTTAGTAATAAAATAATATATTTTTTCATTACCGTTATCTCTTAATACACCAATAGTCTTTGCCCCTGAGATAGAGGTATTTACAATCTCTTTGTTTCCTTTAAGATTTTCTATAGCACCTATATCAGAACCTTCTGACTTGCTTACATTTATATTTAATGCTTCGCGATATTCACCTGGGACTACTAACCGATCATCTAAATCTTGATTCATTCGGCTAGCATTAAATACCCTTTTAATTTCTGGCATACGTTAGTGTTTAATCCATTTAGATTTGCCTTTAAGAACTTGGCCAATCTCTTTAAGTTTCATATTTGAAAGCCTAATTTTTGCATTACGCATTTTAGCAGCAGCTTCTTTTTTATATAATGCGGCAGCGCCCGCGGCAGCTGGTCTTAACTTTGCTAAATTATATAATATATTTGCATATACAGCATCTTCAGCTAATTTAGGCACTAAGACATTATTAAAATCACCGTTATCTCCTAAACCATCTGAAATATATCTTAATGTTATTAAATCTCCTTGTGTAAAATATGAATCAAAATATATTTTACCTGCTTCAAGATCTAATACATAAGTACCGTTTATATTTACCCTTTGTGGATCCAATCCATATCTTCTACCATATGCGGTTAAATCATTATCCTCGTAGTAACCGTCGTAGTAATTTTCATAATCTCTTTCAGGTAAAGCTTCTGTACTTTCTTTAAATCTTTTTAAGCCTTCCGATGTTTCTCTAAAAATAATATTCCCTTCTTGATCATACAAATATTTATATTCATTATCTTGTGCAACAGCTTTACTAGCCTTTACAACTTTATTATTTTGTATAGGTTTTAAAGCACCATTATTATCAACACATGAGATATCCACATAGTTAACATAATCTGAAGGTAAAGATATTTGCAATGTACTGTTCAATTCAATTTCTATTGCTTTTTCTGAATGAAATATATCATAACTAAATTCTTGGACTGATCTCTGGGCCCAAAAAGCAACATCATATCTTTGTATTTTAGGTAATACTTTGCCATCACCGGTATAACCAACTATAAAGTTATTTATTATGTCATTTAAATTAACACGGCTATAATATCCGGGTATTGCTAATCCTGTTCCGCCATCTAATGCAGAGTAATTATCTACGTCTAAAGGTTTTCTTGATATTGCCATTATTGTTCAGTTGCTTGTAATTGTTGATCTTTTCCTTGTGCAAAACCTGCTATATCAGCTTGTTTTATTACAACACCCGCATAAGAAAGTATTTTAATTATTAAATTATTTTCTTCAGAAGAATGTAATCTAAAATCATAAGATTTAGCTATAGCATTATAATCATCAGTAGCAGGATTAAAAACTGTGCTATCATATATAGGTTCATTTGGAACGCCGCTTGCTATTTGAGAAGCTGTAGGCATTGCATAACCCCATTTAGGATTTAAAGGTTTTTTAAGATAATCTATAGTTACCCCTGATGTAATTGAAGAGGGATATAATCTTACGCCACCTTCTACTAATGTATATACAGGCTGTGTTTTTACAGGAGCAGTTAAAGGAGATAAATTTATATATTTTAAATCTTCATGTGAAAGTAAATCTGCTACAACATCATCAACGTTTACAACACCTAATTTATAAAAATCAGTTGGAAAAGTAAATGTAGTTCCTGATTGTGAAAGAGTTGCATTAGCATAAAATACATTTATTTTTTCAGAATTTGTTAATACTGGATCTGAAAAATCTGTTTTTATTTCAATTTGACTTTCATAAGCAACTTGTTTATTAAAGTAACTTTCAAATATTTCATTTTGTGCAAGTGCAGCTAATCTGTTAAATTCTTCAGGTGTTATATATCCTCTGTTATCTTTATTTATTATAACAAGAACTGTTTGGTATACATTGTTTATATTTACAGCCATTTATATTATTTTAATTAGTTGATATAGGGCTGATTTCTCGCCCTATATCATTTGCATTACGATAATTTTTTCGTAATAGATTTCATTAAATCAACGCCTGGATCGGTTTTAAAATATTGTGCTAATGCACCATAAGGATTTTGATCAAATGGTACTTGCATTATTTTTTTACCATTAGCAAATCTAAATATAGTATTATCATCTGTTAATTCTATAATGCCGCGCTCAACAGCTCTATTTGCTAAATTACGTAATTTAATATCTTCATCTTTAGAAACTTCTAAGAATAGTTCAGGGTCTTTTCTAGCAAACAAATAAGCATCTCTTTTTAATTCTTTTGTACTCATGTTTGCTACAGCAGATCCTAATTCTGTTCTCATTACTGCTTCTAAGTGTTCTATATCTAAACTTTTAACTAAATTTAAAGCTTCTAGCTCAAATTCAATATTATCAACTTCATCCATAGCTTCAGCTTCTTCATCAATTTCAGACCATATTTCACCTGATTTAGGGTGATATAAAGATAAAAGCTTTTGTAAAGATTGTTGATGTTTAGGAACTTCTAAAATACCATCTAAAAAAACTACGTGTGCTAGAGTTGCATTACCTTTTTGTTCATCTACAAATAATGATTTTTGGTTGCTTGCATATCTTATTTCTCTTTGTTCACCTAATTCTTCATCAAACCATAATAAAGGTTTTCTAGCGGTATGTTTAGATTGTATTGTCCAACTAAGAGGTGCTTTACCTCCAGTTAGCATATATGTTCTATCTTTTATCTGCCAATTTTTTTCAATTTTTGGCGCTTTAGTTTTTGTTTCCATAATATAATATAATATAAGTATTAATAAGAATTACCCCCGATAAAACACGGGGGTAAAACTTATATAAATATTAAGCGTCTTTAAATAATACGAAATTATTTGCACCCTGAACGATTAAGCATCTTTCAGATAAATAGTGCATTCTCATTTCATCAATTGGAGAACTAGATGGTCCACCAACAGAACCTGTAACCCAAGACTTCATTTTTCTATTTTCAGTCTCAGAAGCTCTATATCTGATGTGTAAGAATGGTCTCTTGATGTTTTGACCAAGGACTTGATCGTAAACTGTAGAAGTACCAGCAGGTACTAATACACCTTCGATGTCACCAAAACCTCCTCTTGTAGAGAAGTCATTTAAGTATTTCCAGTCTGTTTTGTAGAAGTCATAAGAACCTCTTCTATAACCTGTAAAACCTAAGTTTAGTGCCATATCTTCACTATTGTTAAACACTCCAAAAGAAGTACCTCCAGAATATCCGCCATTTTGCTGAGCAAGAATGTCATCAATTTCTAAAGATAAGTTTCTATCTAAGAAAAGCATGTTTTCTTCAATAGCTCCTTGCTTATCTAATTGTACTAGAACTGCGTCAAAATCAGTTAACGCACCTCCACCACCACCAGCTTGTGCTCCAAATCCTGAATATACATTTCCTCTTGCTTCAATAGCTTCAAAGAAACCTTCAGTACCTTTAGCAGTAGCCGTAAGTGCAGAATCATAAAAATTTAAAGTAGCTCCAGTGTTTAATTGTTTGACACCTTCAACCATTGACATTTCAAGATAATCTTCAAATCTCAATCTATTTTCATGTTCTGATTTTAAATACCATAAATATCCACTAGCTCCATTTTCAGAAGTAACTTCAATCCAGCCAATCTGTGCAGTATCAGAACCATTAATAGAATAATGTTCTTTTAAAATTACAGGACTGTTGGTAAATGTTGCATAACTAGGATCTAGTTTTTCACTAAAGTTTCCAGATCCTTTTGCAAATTCAGAGCCATAAGCAAGTGCGGTAAATCTTTGTGCATTTGTGATTGCAGGAACACCTCCATAAGATTTAATTTGGAAGTATTGTCCACTAACATTAGTAACTACACCTTTTATTACAGCACCTGTACCACCAATTGCAGAGGTAGCACTTGTTTGAGCTTGAATCATAACTGTTTGACCTTTCTTAAAGTTAACAGCTGTTGTACCTTGAGTAGTAACACCTAAACTAGTTGGCTGTGCTGTTGGAACAAAAAAGTTTCCAACGTTACCGCCTGTAGTTGCAGCAGATGCAGTACCAGGAGTTGTACCTGATGTTGGCATTGTGCCAGAGTTACTTAAGTAAACGATATTCGCATATCTTGTATGCAATCTACCTTGCTCAGTCCAAATAATTTGGTCTGAAGTAGATGGCATTTCCGCAGATACCATACGTAAGAAAGAACCGATAGATCTGTTTCCATATCTTTCAACTTCTTGCTCGTATACATCTGGTAAAAACTGTTGAGCCCACATATTAAATGAGCTATCAGTAAAATCAATATAATTTCCTGCATATAATGCTTTTGTTTGAGTCGGTTGTAAAGCCGCAGGAATTCCACTTGTAAAAGCCATTTTTTAAAAATTTAAAGTTATTTATTCCATTTTATGCGCAATTTATTTGAAGAATTTGATGGAACAACTCTAACAGGATTATTTGATATATTACCTGTTGCAGAAGCATCTGCTCTTGGTGACATATCAATATTTTTAGATTCTTTAATGGATTGTTGTAAAGCGTCGGCACGGCCTTGCTCATAAAAATGATTTGCTATTTTGTCAACATTTTGTGCTGCAAATAAAGCTCTATGATAACCTAAAGGGTTTCTCATATCTCCATTTTTATCTAAATATTGTCCTATTACATTTGTTAAATCAGACTGAGTATCTTTAACTTTTTGTTTATTTTCAACTTTATATCTATATTTTTTATCCCCGACTTTGAAATCAAAACCTTTGAACTCGTCATCAAAAAGCTTATTTGTTTTAGATATAAAACTTTTTTTATTTTTTTCAGTTAATTCTTCAATCTTTTTGCTTTCATTATAAAAGTCATAAGCTTTTTTATATTCTTCAGGCAATTCTTGCTTTCTTAACTTAAGATCAGCATAGTATTTTTGCTTAGAATCTGAAAAATGCTTTTGAGCTTTATATAATTCTTCTTTAAAAGCTAATTGCTTAGCTTTAATATCTTGAGGTTCGTCCTCATCCTCAGAATAATTAAATTCTTTTTGCATAAGGAACGATAAATCCTCATTATTTAAATGAGGTTTTGTAGATCTATAATATTCATAGACCATAGAGGTTGCATCCATAGAAGAATAATCTTTATTTAAATTAACATAATCTTCTAAGGAACCTCCGGTTTCATCCATAAATTGTACTAATTTTTGAATGTTTTCTGGTAATTCTTGTGTTTTATTTTCCTGTAATACTTCTTCTTGTTCTTCTGGGGTGTCGGCATCTTCAGCGCCTGTATCCACTCCTGTCTCGTCAGTATTATCTTTTTCATCTGTAACAAGTTCTATAGGTGATTCTATTTCTTGCCCTTGTTCTTCTTCGTTACCTTTATTTTTTTCTTCTTGTTTATTTTCTCCGGTAACTTCTTTAGGCTCTTCTTTGTTTTCTTCTTGAACTTCTTTGCTAGCTTCGGATCCGTCGCGTACAGATACCTCATTTGTGCTTTGCTTTTGAACGGCATCTTCTTTTTGTTTAGGTGGTTTATCTAAATTAACTTTATAAACTCCATCTTCTTGAAGTCCATATTCAGGATTTACATCTCCTTCTTTTATAGCTGCATCTAATACAGCTGCTTCTTTTTCTTGCGGAGAAGTTTCTTTTGTATCTTCAACCGCTTTAACTGTTACTTGTTCTTCTTTCATAATATTTAATAAAATAATTTAATAATTTATCTTGGTTCAAACCTTGATAATTCAATACCTCCTAGTACATCATTGCCTTTAGATTCAAAAGATTTTTTAGGTTTATTAATTTTAGGAGGTCCTGATATATCTTTTTTATCTGCCATTTCTCTTTGCGCTTGAATTTCCATTTCTTTTAATTGTACATTAAGATCAAATTCAAACTGCATTAATTCTTTTTTAGTTTTTGCTTCAATTTCTAATTTTTTAATATTTAATTCATTTTTTGAATTTTCTATTTGTATTGTAGATTCAGCTGCAACTTGAGCTGCTTGAGCTTTTGCTTGTTCAATTTGTATTTGAGCTTGGCCTTGTGCTTCAGCTTGTGCAACAGATGCTGATTGTGCTTGTGCTTGATCAGCTTGTTGTTTTTTAATACGTCTAAACTTTAATAATTGATTAGCAAGTTTAATATTACGTACTTGTCTAATATCTATAGCATCTTCTAAATATATACTTTGTTGTGAAAGAGCCATTTGAATATTAGCTTCTAATTTTTCTTTTTCTAATTCGTCAGGCTCTAAATCTAATATGATACCAAAATCATGTAAGTGCAAGCTATTCATTTCTTGTAATGCTCCTACAGAATAATGACCTATAGCAGAAACAAACGCATCTCTTTGAGGATGATATGCTAACACATCTTTAAATCTTAAAGCAATACATTCAGCTAAAGTTTTAGTAATAAATATACTTGAATCTAATATATGTCTTGTAGCAACATTACTATTAGCCGCTGCTAATTTTTGTACACCAACTAACGCTTTAGGATCTGGATCAGCAGCATCTCTTGCTTCATTTAATCCAGTTATATCACGCATCATTTGTAAATATTGATTGTACGCACCTATTAGAAGTTGTATTTGATTACCACCACCTCCTGG